GTCCTTGAGATACTTCTTGAGTGTGTCCTGCTTCTTGATTGGTAGATCGCGCCTCTCAGCACATGCTTCCAATGACAGTGGTTGTTTCTGTCCACGCTGTAGGATGTATTCACCTAGCATGGTATCCCACACAGCACCCTCGTACTGGAAGTTGGTCTCCCAGATCCACTGAAGATCATGGCTAGCATTGTGCATGATCAATAGTGTTGTCTTATCTAGCAGTGCTTGTATCTCTTCACAGTCACTCTTTCTGTATTCGTACTTACAATCGTACTCGCTATGATCAAACGTGTAGTGCTTGGGCTGTTCGCCCTCAACCAGTAAGCCGATCATGACTAACGTGTTAGTCGGTGTGAATGGATCTAAATGTAGCTTGCCATCTGTCTTAGTGACAGTGTTCTCTACGTCAAGTACTACTCGCATGTATTGATACCTTCCATAATTCATCAATGGATAAATTGTAGCAACTAGACTTCACAACATATCCGTTATCTGGATCTACATCACCCTTGTTCATGTACCTAGCTATCTCATAGTACTGAAGCCTTGGTATCATGCCGAGAAACCAAGCGACACTGTAATCATTCTTTACGCGAACAAATGCAAGATAATCACATTGTTGATGTCCACTTAATTTAGCCACACTACAATCGTAATGCGGTAACGGTCTGACAGATGTACGCTTTGTCTTTACGTCCACTGTCTCCTCATTAACTAATACAATGTCATAGTCTCTCGTATTTTTTTGTGTCCCATTGAGTAGCTCCGCAGTTACAAGCTCGCCAACGAAGCCCGCCACATTACCTTGTCCTTTGGTAATGCTGTTATTAAGCTTGCCCATTTCGACTGCCTGCTTCCTTGCTTCTAACAATACCTCATCCGATACAATAATTTCAATCACACCTCATACCTTCCTATGTAGTAGTTAAGATTACAAGTAATCCTACCATGCCACCCGGTTAGTTTGTTCTTTGCGATGTTAATATGTCGAGTAAACCCGTCATCTTCCATACCTTCAACCGGAGGATCTTTAGCTATAAGTAGCATCAGGTCAGCTTCACTGGCCTTACCTGTCTTACTACCCTCCATCATAGACTGGTTAAGATTAGTACGTCCCTCTGCCTCAGCACTTAGCTGTGACATGTAGAAGATTGCACAGTTATATTCCTTGGCTATCTGTCTAGCGTGAATGGCACAGAGCTTGAGTCCCTCATGCGATTGATCCTGAGCGAACTTGTCTCCCATATCTAACACGACGATGTCTGGCTTGTACGCCTTACATACCTGCTCAACCCAGTTCATATTCTGCCCGGTAGATTCCTTGAGTTTGATGTTGGAACTTAGCTTGTTCCAACGAGCATGTGCCTCATGGGGATTCTTCCTGATCTCCTTCATGGTCATACCAGTCAACGCTGTCAGGTAACGTGTACCAACACGGTGATAGGCTTCCTCGTTACAGAGCACAACACACTTGGCACCCTGTGATGCGAAGCCGTTGGGTCCAGCAATCAGTGACGCATGGAAGGATGTCTTACCTGTGTTGGGGCGAGCACCACCTACGACTAGATGTCCTGCATTCACACCCTCAACATGCTGTGCAAGTGTAGGTAAGTTGAACTTCCATCGTGCCTCTTCATCATCCTTCTCAAGTAATGTCTCAAGGGAGATGTCTTCCCATTCAATGTTTAAGTCAGGTAAGAAATCCTCACGATGATTGTTGAGTATCTTACGTAGTGGCTCAAGGTTAACATCCTTGTTATTCACGTAATCAAACGACAGGGCATACAGTTGTGACCCCACATCTTTCTGGAATAGCTTGGATAGAATCTCATTGGCTACATCAGAACCGACAGGGTCTTCATACTTCATCTTATTGAAGTGTGCTTTGTACTCATCAATCTCAGAAGTAGTAAGACCTTTCTCATTAGCTAAGAACAATCCCTCGATCTCACTCACTGTTAAGTCACGCTTGTACTTATCCATTGCATGATCAATCAGTGTCTTGATCTTACCCATTTCCTTGCTGAACAAACGATGCGGGCATCTGTCGCCCCTGTACTCATCGTAGAACTTCTTATTCAGTAGGCTCTTCAGTAGTGCCAGTTCCATTCTTATCTCCAAAGATTCTGTCCCAGTTATCACGATACTTCTGTGTTGGAACTTTAGTTACAATTTCTTTTGGCTTCTCACGACCGCTCATCCAGTCTTGGTTGCGCTCCTTCATGGAGTCACGCCAGTGCTTACTCATTCAATGCCTCCTCTGTTCATGCCACATGACCCCAGATTTTCTTGTTCACGATCTTGCTGACATTTGTTTTTGTTACCTCAAACTTATCTGCAATGACCTGCAACTTCAGACCCTCTTTGTGTAACTCTCTGATGAGGACTACGTCTTCTGGATCTAGCTTCCGTGTGTTGTGGTTCTGCCAATAGTTACTCATGTGTTCCTCTCCTCATCACACATACGATTAGCCCACTCAGGCTGTCGATCACCTAGTGATCCCCTCTTGTCCATGTGAGGAGGATCTGAACAGTCTACATAATCATCCTCAAAGTCATACGGGATCACATACCCTGCCGCACGTAGGAAGTTGTGGAATTCACAGACTGCCTCCTCCCATGAGACATCACCGCCCAGTGTCATGGTCACGCTCTCCACTGGAGGAGGATCATCAAGTGCCCCAAAGGGGGTGTTGATTACATTCGGTTTGTATTCAAACTTAATCATGTATCACTCCCACTTTTAAAAACAAACCAAGTAAAAAAAACACAGGCTATCAACACTGTATGCCCAATAATGTTGTACCCGATAAACAATAGCTCTGCTGTATAGATGCCAAATGCAATGCACCACATTGCGGCTAGGGTGTTACTCAACAGAAACTTATATTCTATCGGCGCATCTTTGAGTGCATTCTTAGTGCTATCCAACAAGCCGTAAGCAAAGCTACCTAAGTTAATCCAACCTCTCATCTTTCACTCCTGTGGATCACTGCCCGGATAATAGTACGGGTCTTCCTGTTGTTCCTTCATGAAATCTGCGGCAGTGGTGAACTTTAAATCGTTCATCCCTCCATCTCCAGATTCCACACGACGATGTTTCTCCTTCTTGGAAACTTTGTTGTCCTTCCTTGGAGCATCTTCAAAATCCTCTTCATATATCCCACCACACATTACGTGTCCACCTTTACATATTTCTTCATTTCCTCCTCTAGATCGTAGTAATACACAGCGGCAGGAACAGGCTTACCGGGCTTAGGGGTAAGTTCATCCACCATTGTCTTCCACTTGGCATACTCAAAAGTATTATCTTCCATGTCAGCTTCATTGGCTAGGAACAGTGCCCACAAGTAAGCACACTCACCTGTCAGCCCTATGCCTTCGGCCTGCCATAACATAGGACGCTCAACATAAGGTACTTTACTCATGCCTGTTTCCTCATTTGTTTAATCCAACAGACAGCACAGTAAAAGAATGTGCCTGCCTCAACTGCCACTGCATCTTTATCGCAGTGCATACACTTTGTCTTGGGATAACTCATGATGCTTTCTTCCATGGCTTCGTGATCATCCAGTGACCGCATGGCACAGAGCCTTGCCAGTCACGCTCAAATGGTGACACCCCCTTCGGAGGGCCTTTTTTATTTCCTTTTTTCAGAAGGGCCTGACTCCTTGGAGCTAAGTCAAACTGCTTACGCAATTTACCTAGCTTAGTTTTAACAGCATCCCCTGTCTTGCCAATGGCACAACCAATCTCATGGTTGGTCTTGTGCTCTTTGTACATTCGGACTGTTGTCTCAATCTCTTCCTCAGTCCAAGGAACATTGTAACCGCCTCGCCTATGCATATAACATCTCCGCTAATTTATCTAAGTCATCAGTTCGTTTGTACTTCAAGTCATCACTGAGGTTCAGTGCCTTGCAGTCTAACTCCCTTGCAATCTTGATCGTCTTGTCTCGTGCATCAGGATCGAGTGCCACGATAACATTGTCATAATGCTTTTGTATATACCGCTTGTGAAAACCTGTTAGCTGTGTGCCCAGTAGTGCCACGCCAGTACAGATGTCACCAAACATTTCACCTACAACATATGCACTGATTGCATCCTCAACAATCACTGCGTACTTACTCACATCTCCATTGGTGTAAGGAACAGGCGATGACGCATATCGTATCCACTTAGGTTGGATGCGCTTAGTCAATGCTCTGCCTACTGCATCAACAAGTAGTCCCTGCTTGGTGTAGACAAGAAACACTAGCCTGTCTTGCCTGACATCGTAGCGCACAGTGTGTGGGTCAATGCCATACCTATCTAAAAACGTAGGATCTATGGGGGCATACACCTCTGTGTAGGGAACCATAAAGGCAGGCACTGTATAGGTACATAGATCCTGCTCAGAATAGCTCTCAGGGGCACTTTCTCTCTGGTGTAGGGCAATGATCTCATCAGCATGTAACAGTTGCCTGCGCTTACCTGAAATGCCACAGCTATTCTTGTAGCAATTGTAGATAACATTACTGTGGTCACGTGTAACTGTGAATGTGTTCTTGCCATAACAGATAGGGCAGTTGCCTCTGTACGTTGCATCGACATGTAAATCTAACGTGTCAATAAAAGCAGACACTATATTCATAATGTTTCACCTGCCGTGTGTGCAGAGCGGAGCGTAAGCGCATTCTTAGCTCCTGTCAAGGTATTTTTCATATAAGGTGTCACTGACTGCGGGGACTGATGTCCCGTGACCTGCATGATCTGGGCAATACCCACGCCTGCTTCAACCATTTCTGTTGTCGCTGTGCGTCTAAGGTCAGCCAGTCGTAGCTCTGGATTAATGCCAGCCTCAATAATAACTTTCTTTGCAACACGAGATACTACCTCCAGTCCATAAGGTGCATAGCCAGAATCAGTACGGGCGTTAACATTTGGTGCGACATACGGTTGCCAATCAAACTCCCCATTCTGTTGCTGAAGCATACTGAAAAGATTATCTGAAATAGGAAGATGAACAACTGCTCGACGCTTTGACTGTTCCAGATGTAAGACCTTGTTTTCAAAGTCAATTTTATCCCATGTTAGCATTCTCATGTCACCAATACGCTGTGCCCATTCATATGCCATGTGCGCAATGAGACCAATGCCACGGGTCTTGAAGCTACTGTACGCAGTGTCCAAGAACATCTGAACATCTTCCTTCTGCCACATTACTTTTCGTGGCTTGGGTGTTTCAGTCTGAATCATTGACCATGGGTTAGCGTCAACGTGACCATACTTCATGCCGTAGTTGTACATCTTACGCACCACAGCGGTAATGCGATTGGCGAAGGTGACACCCCGGTCAGATAAGATGTCATAGATCTCCTGTGCTTGAGGTGCAGTTACCTCATTGTATTTGAGGTTGCGTATCGCTTTGCCATTCCATCTAGTCTCAGAGAAGACACGCATCCAATACCGATACTGATCCTGTGATGCAGTCACGCGGTTGAAGTCACGGGAGTTAAGATAAGAATCTACTAGAGATTCCATGTGTACACCGTTGATTTCATTTGACATTATCTATCTTCCTTTTGAGTTGCTTCAGTGCTTCACGGGGTGTGCTACCCGTACCCTTGTGTGTTTCTGTTACCTCCGCAATCCAGATACCATTCTTTCTGGTCACAGATACATTATCGTTGAACATAAAGTTCACCAATGTTGTGTCACTGGGATTGCGCTTTTGTTCTTCGGACAGTTCTTTCCATATCCGAGACATCTCGTTTAGATCAGGCATACTGCATATTCTCCGCTATTGTCATGAAGGCCATCATCATCTTCCTGTGTTTGTAGGTACACTGTATTCTCCATGTCCCTGTTGTCACAAGCAGGACAAGACCTAGCTAACGGCCATGTCTCAGGGTACACATGGTCACATGCTAGGCAGTGCACCTCTCTTCCTACGTTATCTACCATACATACTCCTTTCAAGATTAAGTAGGGCAGAGCGAATGCTACTACCCACACCCATGTAGTCCTCAGTTGAAGCTGTCCATGACCGACCAACCCAACGCACAGATACCTTGTGGTTGTGCATGAAGTTGATCAGTGATGTGTCGCTACGCTTACGCTCATCCGCCATGTCATGTAGATCACTCATACTGCATGCACTCTGAGATTGTGTTATGCCCAATGATATTAGCGGCCTCATTGAGACGGGCATTGATATGCTCACGTTGTTTATCTTTCCGCTCAAAACGCTCAGCAACTAGACTTGCAACCCATTCGTATGACTCTTTGCTGTCACCGATATTCTTTACAAACTCAACGATCTCATTGTCACTGTAATACTTAGCCATGTTTATTTCCTCTGATGTAAGTAAAGTGGCCTAGGACAATCCCAGACCACTCATTTAAGTTAAGCCGCGAGGCCAACCAGTTGCTTGAACTCAGGCAGATCAACGACAGCCTGTGCTTTTTGCTCAATGATGGCTTGCTTCCGTGCCATGTTCGTACCCTCACGGCCAGTCACATGAGTGCCGATGTGAGTGATGACATTGAACAAGCGGTAGCCTGTGTCGCCAAGGTTGTTGTACATATTCCAGATGCGAGCACCTTCCTCGACAGACTTCTGATTGATCTTGATACCAGATGCAATGCGATAGGTAGCTACATTCTCACGAATGAACTCCATAGCACGATCCTTGGACAAGGGTGTTGCCATCATGTTTTTGTACAACTCAGCCTCAGCCTCAAGGCGAGCAGGGAAGTCTGCCACGATACGGCCTAGCTTCTCTGGATCAGCAGACTGTGTGTTCTTAGCTGACACCTCTAGCTTCTCAGCGATAGACGCTTGCCCATTGCTACACCAGTAGCGGAACAGGCCACACTGGATGTGATGCTTGAACGTCATGTCATGTGAAGCGTAGATACGGAAACGCATTGAGTGTACGTCACCCACAGCAGGCTCAAACTCATACTGCTTGAAGATGATGTCAGCCGAATACGAACCACCATCCGGTGCGATAAGGAACTTGATCTTGATCTGTGATGTATCCAGACCAGACAACTCGATACCCTCACGCATGGAATCCCACATGATGGTGTAAGCGTTAGCCACATGGTTATTACCTACAACCTGCATGACCTCACCCTTGGGCAGACCAGTCAGTGGATCAATGTCACCAATGGTAGGGTTGATGATTGCGAACTTATCCTTCACAAGCAGTCCATTGTGACGCAATGCCTCACGCTTAGGTTCAAACACCAGTGATGGTGCTACTTCAGAAAGTGGAAGGATTCCGTTAAAGTCTTGATATACGCTCATAATGTATTGCTCCAATAGCTAATGATAATATTGTGTTTACAATTTTAGTGAATAAAAAATTACTTGTCAAGCTCATGCTTCTTGAAAGCTTCCAAGGCTCTCAATAATTCTTGGGCGTGACCTGCCGCTGTGTCCAAGCGGTCAGACTCGTAGTCACCTGTCTTGTTAATCATTTCGTATGCATTTTTCGCTGACCTAAAGATCAAGTCAAACTGCACGGATACTTCTTGCTTAGTCATGTTCAACCTCCTCGATTTCCACGTTGGATATTCTTACCCAGATGTCTCCGCTCTCATGAAAAACTTCAATTAGTTCAGCGTCAACATCAACTTCTGCTAATACATTAAACACTTCTTCAATTTTCATCATTGCTCTCCTCAATTTCATAACAATCACAGAACCCAATATGCTCCATGATCTCAACGTCCGATAGATCAGATAACTTTTTTAAGATGGCTGTTCTCACCATGTCACCAGTGATGTCTGAGCCATCGCCGGTATGCGAGACAACCTCAAACGCAATGTCATACAGATTGCTGTACTTAGGCATTGTTTCTCTCCCTCTGTGCTTCATTCCACATATCCATGACATCCTTCGGTACATGGACGACACAGAAGTCTTCAAACTCATGCTGTACGTCCATCACCTCAAGCACGTCAAACGCTAGCTCAAGCATCTCAAGATCGGTTGGCTTACTCATTCTACGATTACCTCCTGAATGTCAGCATCAACGATGCTGAATACATCATTCAACTCATACACATCCTGAGCCTCAATGTATCGGATGATCTGTTCATCTTCAATCGCATCAAACTCATCGAGTCCTTCAGCCTCACGAATCTCATACGCTACATTCTCATGAAGATCCATCAAGTCAAACTCAATCTCACACGTTACTTTCACACGAATATGTTTACTCATAGTTTATTTCCTCAGTTAAAAGTGATGTGTCATAAATTTTTACACATCACTAAGGATACCTGACAAATAGTCACAGCATTTACATTGCTACCCGCAGAGGCTACGAACCTCCCGATACGCACCTGCGCTGTCATGCATAACAGTGAGCAGTAGCGAGATACCCTTAGTGATGCGTAAAAAAATATTACACACCCCATCATTAATTAGAACTTAAATGCCTGCTGTCCAGACATCTCAAACTTCGACTTGTCACTCGCAATATAAGTGCAGTCCCCCTTGGCATTCACAAAGAACGTCATCACATAGTGACGCTTGTATGCCGGTACAAAGATGCGACAGGAGATTGAGTCATCACTGACCCCCTCAATCGCAGTCACTTTGAAGTTTGCTTTGATCATGTCACCGACACGACCCTTCCACTCAGCAGTGAAGAAACGGCCTTTGCTGTTCATCAACTGCATCTTCAATAGATCAACTCTTTTCATAGTTCATTTCCTTACATAAGTATTGTCACTGCTTTTTCTTGGCAGGACGTAACCAGTTAATTACCAACTCTAATGTTCGCAAAAATAAGTGTCCCAAGATCAGGACACTCATTAAAAGCGCAGTCTCAAATATAAATTACTCCTCTTCTACGGGTTCAAACAACTTACCGAATGAGTGCATCACCACACGATACGCAGGGCGTATCTCATCTGGTAACTCATCATTCTCCTCTTGCTGTACCATATTCTCTAAGGCAATCAGCATATCCGGAGTACTCGTAGCGACACCATCTCCAGTCTTGAACACCCAACCATTCTCCACGGCATACGGCTCAACGATAGCCATCGCTTCTCTGAAGTCACTCATACAACTCTCCTTAACTTACCCATGAAATCAAACCCCATTGGGTTCACGATAAAGTAATCATCCAACTCCACATCACGGATGATGTCACCCACGCTCACTGTGTGCATCGTAGTGAGACGTTCAATCACTGACTCATCCCCCATACCAGATGCACTGAATACATCGTCCAGTGAGTTCACATTGAAGCGAGCCACGGCACGATACCCATTCTTCTCAAACAATTTCTGAGCGACTTGCTTCGTGTACTCATATGGTGAGTCAGAATACTGCAAACCACGGTACATGAATGGACTGGTAGATTTCTCTTCCATCAAACGCTCTGCCACCTCAAACGGTAGCTGATAAACTTCATACATATTTATTCTCCTATGTGTAATAAATTTTTACGCCGCATTAAAAAAGCCCCACCGAAGTGGGGCAATGAGGGAACTGGTGTGATCTCTCAGCCTGTATAGTATCTCACACTATTGACCCTTTGTCAAGTGACACTAAAAGTCACCCAGAGTCATACGCATTCTGCGTTCCTCTGCCGCCCTATCAAAGGTGTTA